CACTTTGTAGTAATGATAGATAAATATAATAATAAAGTATAAGGCCCAAATTAATGGGCCAAATACTGGGATGTCTCTCCCTTGTTAGTCAACGGTTCCTAGTTGTACATCATTATCCTCAGGGTCGTTCCATACAGGTTCATAACCTAATGTTTCACACACTTGATTGATGTTCTTAAGGTTGGCTGTACATGCACGCATGATATCATTCTTAGATGGGATGCTGATACCTGCTAGCCTTGAATAACCTCTGCGTACTGGTGCTTTGGTTGCTTGTGCTAGGGCGTCCTTAATACAGTTGTGAGCCATTTCTACTAGTTGTTTACGTGTAAGCATTGTATGCTCCTTTGTTAAGGGTTTATTATTAATAAATATCTATAAAATTTTCATAAAATGTAAATTAACTAAAATTGCTTTATGCAAAATCCCCTTTTAGGGGGTATATAGTGTAATAAGAGTGCATATCAAAATCCTTCATTTTTTTCGAGAATAACTTGGTCAATGTAGTAAAAAGTACTTGATTTGTATTGTTTTTTCTATATATGATGGGCTATCAAAAAAAGGTGTTTAATTAGTATTATATGTATCACTTGTATAACAAGTACGGCCTACCTAAATTTCAATAAATGAAACGGAGTATTTTAAATGCCTAGAGGATTAATGGACTTTTCTGAAAGAGAAAGTCTTGCACCATACGTTGAAGCAACTAGTGTCGAAGTCGCAACTGCAACTTTATCACCATGTAGAGCAATCTATGTAGGGGTTGCTGGTAATTATGAATTTTATGTAAATAATGCATGGGTACATTTCAAAGGAACGACTGCTGGAAGTGTACTGAAGGTAAGTGCTGAAGGAGCTAGAGACCAGTCTGATGCATCTGCGCCAGCTGCTGGGGAGATTCTCTTTCTATACTAATGGCTTTTGGAATGATAGAACTCGGAAAGCTTCCACCAGAAGCCCAAGAGGAAATTCTTAATAAGCTATCTTCAAAAGATGTATGTCCAATTGAAATAGATGAGGTAATATACTATATACCTCCTCAAGTAAATGATTTGATTGAGACATTATACGAGGAATCAAATTTCTACAAAAAAAAGGTTAATGGAATATCGCAAGATAAGACATAAAAAGCATTATATATACGACCACATATCTGAGTTTTATAATGCTCATCCAGACAAAACTCCAGTAAAAGACTGGCGTACTGCTAAAGAAGGCGATTGGGTCTGGAGTGATGATAAGAAAATAGTGCAACTTCTCAAAGTTGTAGATAAAATCAAACACCCCAATGATAGAAAAAACTATAAATATGCTACTGGATATGTACGCACCGTTGTAGGTACTTTTCTAAAGACTAAAGGTATAAAGATGGATACGGACTTTGATAAGCATCCAAATAGATATACATTCTCTGGAAAAAATCCAAAATCGGTAAAAGAGAGAGAAGGGGTAACTAATAAAGAGAAAATTTTTGCCACAAATGTTGCAGTCGGTATGGGTCCAGTTAAGGCTTATATGGATGCTTTTAATAATGATGATGAATTAAAGTCAAGGAAAAAAGCAACATTACTATTAAAACAGGAAAGAGTTATGCAAGAAGTAGAAAAATCAGTATTGGATGTAGCTAAAGGAATGGGATTAGACCATGAGTATGTCCTTAAAAAATTAAAGTGCTTAGCTGATAATAGTTCAGATGATGGTATTGTATTACAATCAACTAAAGAATTAGCTAAAATAATAGGAACCGCTGGAACAACTGTGAAATCTAGAGAAATGGGTATCGTAGGAATGTTTCAAGGGTTTTCACCAGAGCAGCTCGAAAAAGCAGAGCGGCCACAAATAGAAGGAGAAATAGATGACGTGTCCTAAGTGCGGGTCAAGTAAGTATAAAAAGAATGGTAAAAGAAATGGATTGCAACGATATAAATGTAATGTATGTTACAGGGAATGGTCAGATGGAAAAGGGGATGAACCATTAAGTAATGTAAATACAAGTAGTTTTACAGAAGAACTTAACTACACATATATAACAGATAATGTAGTAAGTGGTAAAGCTCCTACATTAGAAAGTCTATTAAAGAAGTTTGATATATCAGAAGAAGAATGGAAGGTTACTAATTTTAAAGTAAACCAATGGGATGTATCTGCAAAGGAAGAAGTAGATGGAAAAATTGTTTGGAATACTCATACTAACTATCAAGCAAATGCTAGTCTAGTAAGAACAAAACCAGTTAAGTGTGATTTCCCTTCTGTGCAAGGTGCAAAGGTATCTCCATTAAAATTTAATGTTAAAATTCCAAAAAGAAAGTTAAAGGTAGATGTAATACTTCCAGATTCACAATGTGGATACAAGAGAGATTTGACTACTGGAGAATTAACTCCACTTCATGATTTAAGGGCAATAGCTATTGCAACTGAAATAATTAAGGATATAAAACCTGATAGGGTTATAATGTTAGGTGATATGCTTGATTTACCAGATTGGTCTACACACTTTGTACGTTCACCTGAGTTTTATTTTACTACACAACCTAGTTTGGATTATGTAGCATCTTGGATTTCAGAGTTAAGACCTTATTGTCAAGAAATGGTATACATAGAAGGTAATCATGAAAAAAGGATGATTGATAGTATTGTCCAAAATACGATTCAAGCGTATGGTATAAAACCAGCCAATGAACCACAATCTGCTCCTGTAATATCAGTACCTTATTTATTAGGACTAGATAAACTAAATGTAAAATATGTGGGTAACTATCCTCATGGTGAGTTTTATATAAATAATAATTTAGTCTGTATACATGGTAATAAAGTTGGCCCTAAAAGTGGTCAAAGTGTAATGAAGTTATTAGATTCTCCAAGAATTAGTATTATTCAAGGTCATGTACATAGATTAGAAATGGCACATAAGACAGTATGGACACATGGTAATCCTAAAATATATCAAGCAATATCTTGTGGAACTCTTTGTAGAATAGATGGAGTTGTTCCAGGTGGAGGTACTAGATATAATTGGCAACAAGGTGTAGGTATTGTTGAGTACACAGATGAGGATTTTCAAATAGATACTATTGGTATTTATGAGGGTAAAGCAATCTTCAGAGGAAAACAATATGACGGATGAGTATATAAAACCCACTGGGAAGAAAACAAGACAAGGGTTGGGTAGAAGAACAAAATATGGTAATAAGAAAAGTAAAAAATATTATAAAAAAAGAAGAAGGGGTCAAGGTAAATAATGTTTGGAGGAAAATATTTAGTATATTGGAAAGAAGCAAAGGAAGATAAATCTGACGCTTTAATGAGGTCTTTCGATACTACGATAGAAGCAAAATCCTATATTCAAGGTTTTGTAGATTCTATTGTTGAATTTACTAAAAATGCCGATTCAGATAAATTAATAAAAGAATTTAAAATAGAGGAGATGAAATGAAAGGAAGCAAAAGAGGATTAAAAAGACAAGCAATGATTGATAAAATACAAATGCTAGAATATGCATTAGGTAATACAATTAATAGATTGCGTAACTATGAAACAATATTAGATTATTATATTCAAATGAATAAACATGAAAAGAAGTTTCAAAAATATTTAGATAAGATATCAGAAAAAAATGGCGAACATAAACAAGAAGAACGTAAGTCAAGCTGAAGAACAATTACTACTTGCACATAATGATTTAATTGCATTTGGTAAATTATTCCTTCCTGACGATTTCCTGAGAAGTGAAACTCCTCCATTTCATTTTGAGATGGCAGATGCTATTGATAACTTTGATATTAAGCAATTAGGTATTATTTTACCTAGAGGTCATGGTAAGACCGTATTAACTAAAGCATCTATTATAAAAGACTTTGTTTTTTGTCCAGAAGATGATATGCATTTTTATGCTTGGGTATCTGCTACCCAGAAGCTTTCTGTAGGTAATATGGATTACATTAAACATCACCTTGAATTTAATGATAGTATTCGGTATTATTTTGGTAGTTTAAAAGGGAAGAAATGGACGGAAGAAGATATTGAGCTAAAAAATGGATGTAAACTCATATCCAAAAGTAATGTTGCTGGTATTCGTGGAGGAGCGAAACTTCATAAAAGATACGACTTAATTATACTAGATGATTTTGAACACGAAGCGAACACCATCACACCTGATGCCAGAGCGAAAAATGCTAATTTGGTCACTGCTGTTGTATATCCCGCGCTTGAGCCTCATACTGGTAGGTTGCGTGTTAATGGCACTCCCGTACATTATGATTCCTTTATTAACAATCTTATTAACAATTATGCAAAAGCTACAAAAAGCGGTGAGGACTTTAGCTGGCGTGTCATCACCTACAAAGCGATACTACCTGACGGCACATCATTATGGCCATCATTCTTCTCAAAAGAAAAATTAGAAGAAAAAAAGAAGTTCTACTACGATAGTGGACAATCTCAAAAGTTTTACCAAGAATATATGATGGAAGTCCAATCTGAAGAAGATTCAGTTTGGAATAGAAAGCATGTAAAACATTGGGAAGGATACTATGAAAATGAAGATGGCGTTAACTATATTTATGTGGATGGTACTAAGTTGCCTTGTAATACTTTTGTTGGATGCGACCCTGCGACTGATATTAATACAAAGACTTCTGACTTTTCTGTTATCATGGTTATTGCTATTGACCCAAATAATAATCTCTATGTTTTAGAGTACGAAAGACATAGAAGTATTCCAACAGTAGGTTCAAGGGGTGCTGATAATGATATTGTTGGTAAAAAAGGAGTAGTCGATTATATTATTGAATTACATGAAAAATACAATTGTACATCTAGTACAGTTGAAGATGTTGCCATGAATAGGTCTATCTTTCAGGCCTTAAATGAAAGAAGAAGATTAGATAATAAATACAATATTGGTGTAATTCCAGAAAAGCCTGGAGGAATGAATAAAAGAAATAGAATATATAGTGGTTTAAGTGGTAGATTTAGTACAGGAAATGTGTATTTAAAAGAAAATATGTTTGATTTAATCAACGAAATCATTACTTTTGGACCTAAAATGGCCCATGATGACACGATTGAGACACTTTATTATGCACAATTACATGCATTTCCGCCAAATATGAAGCCAAATGATAATAAAAAAGGTTGGTATAAACCTAAAAGAAAAGCAAAAAGCTGGGTAGTAGCATAATGCCACAAACTAAATCACCATTATTAAAACAAAAGAAAACACTTCTATCTCCACAAAATCTTAGATTAAATAGACCTGTGGGTGAAGAATCTTTATATGGAAGAATGTTTGCAGCTGGTGTTAATATTGCAGATACCCTATCTGGACAAGAACCTTCTTCTATATGGGAGAATTATATGTCTCAAGCTTCTCAAGCAGAAAAACAATTTAGAAGACAACCTTTACCGACAACTGGTGCATTATTAATGTATGAAGCTGCAAGACGTAAAAATATTGGATTAAGTGGTTCTGGAGTTAATTTTAAAACAAAGTATGGTAAAATGAGTTTTGGTAAAATGGATGGTGGCGGTGTTAAAATGAAATTTGATTTAGATAAAAGTATTTTAGGTAAATTAGAACAGAGGTTAATGAGATAATGGCTAAAAGAGGAAGAAAAAATAAAGCCCATATTAATAAACAATTATGGGATAGAGCTAATAGTACAGATAGAGCAAAATGGCGTAGTAAAAGTCAAAAAGGATATGATTTTTATCTTGATGAACAACTTAGTATGGATGAGGCAAAAAGTCTAGAAGAATCTGGAATGCCATCATTTACAATTAATAGGATTTTACCTATTGTTGAAATAATGAAATACTTTGTAACTGCTAATAGTCCTAGATGGAAAGCGGTAGGAGCTACAGGAGATGATACAGATGTTGCTCAAGTCCATTCTGATATTTCTGATTATTGTTGGCATTTATCTAATGGTAATTCAATTTATGGTCAAGTTGTTCTTGATAGTCTTGTTAAAGGAATTGGATATTTCCTAGTAGATGTTGACCAAGATGCAGACCATGGAAAAGGTGAAGTAGTCTTTAAAAGAATTGACCCTTATGATGTATTTGTAGACCCAGCAAGTAGAGATTTCTTATTTAGAGATGCTGGATTTATTATGATTAAAAAGAATGTATCTAAAACTCAATTAAAAAATATTTTTCCTCAACATGCTTCTAAGATAAATAAAATTACTAGTTCTTCTGAATACTCATCTACTTTTACTCAAAGAGATGTAGAATCTTCTAAGATTACTCAACCTGAAGATATAAGTAATACTTATACTCCAGAAGCTGAAGAAGACCAAATCGTAGCTTATTATGAAAATTATAGTAAGGTAAAAGTACCATTTGTTAATGCGTTTATTAGGATACCTCTTACTGAAGACCAAGAAAAACAATTACAACAATCCGTAGATGTTCAATTGCAAGAGTTTTCAGCAGAAGTACAAGTCCAGTTACAAGAAAAAACATTATCTATT